TGTTGATAGGTACTGCCATAATTGGAATTGTTGGCGTTATCTTTGTTGGTGCAGTCAAAGGAACTCAGGATAACAACCTGACATACGGCATTAATGGTTTTGTGGAAACACGTTGTATCAGTGGATATCAGTTTACGGTTGGTGAGCGAGGCCATGTTCATCAAATCTATGATGAGAATGGCCGAGGATTGCCTTGTAAGTAATTATTCAATTAACGAGAGAAAAGAATATGTTTAAACATGAACTCGGAAGAAAGGCTGAATCAATAGCTACTGGTTTGAAAGGTGTTCTGACATCCCGCTCAGAAAATCTCTATGGCTGTAATCGTTATTTCATTCAACCGCGTGTAGGGCAAGAGCAGAAAATCCCTGAAGGCTGGTGGATAGATGAAGATGACATCATCACGCATGAAGAAATAGTTAAACGAGAAGTTAAAACAACTGGTGGACCAATGAGCCAGAAGTGTTGATCTAAGTTTTGCATCCTTACAGCAAACAATCTTCTATCCATGTGGAGGACGTAGGGTTGGTTCGAATCCAACCTCCCCGGTCTAGCGGGGAGTAGTGTAGTGGTAGCACGCGTAAAGAGATGGTGGTAATCCACTAAGGATGCAGTAGTTTGGCCCGAATAGCGCGTAAGTCTTTGTTGTTAGCTTACCGGCAACAATAAAGCGCCGAAAACGTATTCGATGAAAGGTCGAAAGGGCAGATTATTTTTGGATGACTACAGCAAACAAACAGCCTATTAAGCCGTGGGTCGTAGGTTCGAGTCCTGCCTCCGTAACTGTAATCGGTACGGTGTAGCTCAGTTGGTAGAGCAACGTAAATGTTCATCCAGTTAACCTAAACATAAATTTAAATAGAGAGAAGCAAAGAAGGGAAATGAAGAATTATATTGGTTTAGTAAATGATCATTCTGGTTCAATGAGTCATTTGGCAAAAGCAGCAGCAAGTGATTACAACACAAACATCACTGCAATCAAAGATGCAGCAAGTCGTGAGATGTTGGATACCGTAGTTTCTGTGGTTGGTATTGGCCTCAGTAACAATGGTCATGGTGTGGTACGTCAAGTTCAAATCTCCAATCCGCATGTATTGAAACCTATTCAATCATGGCCGACTCCCGGTGGTACTCCTTTATGGGATGGTGTTGGTGAAATGATTGAATTGTTTGAATCCTTACCGGATGCAAATTCTCCTGATGTGTCGTTTCTTGTGATCACGACGACTGATGGTGAGGAGATGCATTCAACTCGATACACACGCTATTCATTGGCTGCGAAGATTCAATCATTGCAACAATCTGGTCGTTGGACATTTGTGTTCCGCGTACCGAAGGGTAATCGTAATTCCCTGAATGGTCTTGGTGTTCCTATCGATAACATCCAAGAGTGGGAAACAACTGCAACGGGTATTGCAAAATCAACCGTAGCAACAACTCAGGCAATGGATAACTACTTCACTACACGTTCTGCTGGTGCTCGTTCATCGAATGCCTTTTATGCAAATGCGAGTTCAGTGAATACATCTGCATTGAAAGATATCAGCAGTGATGTTTCGTTATACATCGTAGCGGATAGTCAAATGGGTATGGAGATTCGTGAATTTATTCTGACGAAACGTATGGAATATTTAAAAGGATCAGCGTTCTACCAATTGACTAAGACTGAAGCACGAGTACAACACGATAAATTGATTATTGTTCGTGACCGTACCACTGGTGCTTTCTATGCCGGTAAAGCCGCTCGTGGAATGATTGGTTTACCAACAGACCGTAATGCACGTCTACATCCCGATGATCATGGCAACTTTGATATTTTCATTCAAAGTAAAAGCGTCAATCGTAAATTGGTTGCTGGAACAGGCGTCGTATATTGGGCTGCAATTGGTACGCCATTTACTGAAGCTGATCTTGAATATCTGAAGCCGAAGGTTGCGAATGGTGTTGTGCAGTTGCCTACTGTGGCTCCGACGAATCGACCAACCCCGAGTCCGATTCCGAAGAAAGTTGCCGTGAAGATGTCCTCGGCGGCTAGTATTAATGGTCGTCCAGTGAAGTGTTTCCGTACTCGTGACGAAGCTCGCGACTACGCTCGTCCACTAGGGAAGGTTGTTAAAGACATTAACGAATTCAGTTCAGTTTTTAACGCCACAGGCCGTTGGTTCGTATTTATTTAATGAATGTAATAAATAATACTTGCAAAGTATAATAAATGTGGTATGATGGTTACATGAAGTTTTGGAAGCGTACAGCAAACCCTTTAAACATTTGGTCAAAAACTGAAAACGTTGAAAAGGCTTCCAGTTAGTTTTGTAGTAGGCACAAAGGCTGATCTATTAAAGCCAACTGTGTGGGTAGGAATATTTGGGACTTACGCTCGTAAGTAATAGGTTATGAAAGGAAGATAACCCAGCCAACCCATTACTACAAATAAAGAAGCCATACTAGGTTGGTAAAGTCTTCGGCGCGTTGAGACTGGTTATTCTTTAGTGAATATCCTCTTAATCACGGAGCATCAAATTCAAAGTGTGCATAACAGGAAAAGGCTAAGAAAATGTCAAATGGTGAAATGTTAAATCGAATGCTAGTGCTTGCAACAAACGCTCACGCTGGCCAGTTTGATAAAGGTGGTAAACCCTACATTCTCCACCCTTTAAAGGTTATGCACATGCTTAGATCAGATGATGAGGAGCTGAATTGCATTGCTCTTGGTCACGATCTTATTGAAGATACAAAGATAGCTATTAGCGAACTCCATACAAATTTTAGTGATCGCATCGTAAAAGGGATTGCTAATTTAACAAAGTTCAAAGGAGAGTCATACGAGAAGTACATCGACAATATTCTACGGAATAGAGATGCTATTCAAGTAAAGATGTGTGATTTACGACATAACTCAGATTTGCGTCGTCTGAGAGGAGTTACACAGAAAGACCTTGAAAGGGTGGGGCGTTACTGCGCTTTCTACAAAGTGTTGGAAGAAGCCCTTAAATAGTTTTGGATCATTACAGCAAACAAAAACGCTAACCATTGTCTCTAGCGAGAAAGTTGATCCAGTTGATTTAGTAGTGACACGGGCCGCATAAAAGTTGTACACGGCTTGCACGGTGACGACAGTGACCTGGAAAGTAAAGCGAAGGGTGCTCTGTGAGCAAGGCATCACCATTAGCGTTTGGATACTGTCACTACATCTAATTTGAATGAGTACAGCAACTAAACCGGGTTAAAGACGAGGGCATTAACGCCCAAGTCGAGTGGGTTCAAGCCCCACACCATTCAGTGAGAGAGAAAACAAAAATGAGTAAATTAGTGAAAGCAATACAATCGAATAACAATGTCACCGCTACCACAAATGGTATGAAGGCATATAAAACAGCAGGCTCCGCAATCGTTGACTTATTTGGATCAATTGGTTCAAGCCGAGGTAACGATCTTGCACCGATGTTCTATGCAGCAGTGAGTGAGGATCAAGACCTTGCCTATCGAGTGTTGCAATACGCTCGTGACATCCGTGGTGGCATGGGTGAGCGTGAAATGTTCCGGGCAATTCTTAAAAAGATTGCCATCGTTGATTACGAATTAGCAGTACGCCTCTTGCCAAAAATTCCGGTGATTGGTCGTTGGGATGATGTATTGGTACTGCTCTGGACGCCGGCCGAAAGAGAGGCCATAGAACTGATTAGGGAAGCTTTGGAGCAACGTAACGGTCTATGCGCTAAATGGATGCCACGCAAGGGTAATGAGGCTGCAAAGCTTATACAGACGCTTGGATGGTCATTGAAGTTCTACCGGAAGACCGTAGTAGGCGCAAGCAACACAGTTGAACAATTGATGTGTGCTAACAAGTGGAATGATATTGAGTTTAGTAAAGTTCCATCAGTAGCTTCAGCTCGATACCAGAAAGCATTTGGGCGTCGTGCTCCAGAGCGTTATTCCGCATACCTTGCTGCACTTGAAAAAGGTGAAACCAAGATCAATGCGGGTGCAGTGTATCCATATGATGTTCTGAAGTCGGTACTTCTCGGTAATGCACGAGTTGCTGATCAACAGTGGAAAGCACTTCCTGACTACATGCCTGAAGGTGTGAATATCCTTCCTGTGATTGATGTATCAAGTTCGATGCACTGTCCTATCGGTGGTTCTAAGGGCGTGGGAATGGATTGTATGCATATGGCTATCAGCTTAGGTATGTATTTGTCCGAACGTAACAAAGGTATTTTCAAAGATGCCTTCATCACGTTCCATAATCATCCTGAGTTGAGAGTGATGCATTCTCCAAACCTCTCTGGTCGATACAGTGAGGTTAAGAGTAGTCCGTGGGGCGGAAGTACGAATTTACTGTCTTCATTTAAATTGATTCTGGATGCAGCCGTAACAAATAAATTAGATCAGGAAGATTTACCAACACACTTGGTGATCTTGTCAGACATGCAATTCAATTCAGCTTGTCATTCAGGCGACAGTGCTGTCGAAGCAGCCCGAAGAATGTTTACGGAAGCTGGATACACATGCCCGCAACTGATCTTCTGGAATCTGAATGCAATGTATGACAACACGCCCGTCAAAGTTAATGATGAAGGTGTTGCATTGGTCAGTGGATTCAGTCCAGCAATTATGAAAAGTGTAATGGCGAGTAAGGTGATCAGTCCTTTGGATATGATTAAAGAATTAGTTTGTATTGAACGGTACGATTGGTAATGAAAGTAGCAACGCTGATTTTTCTAGTACTACTTTGGTTGTTTCTTGTTAGTCAGATTTTCTGGCCTACAGTGAAAGGAACAAAATTGTTCCCTGCATTTAGTGGTCGCAGGAAACTTCTTGATAACACTTTGACTGAATTAAATGAAGTTGAAGAACAGATTTTGATAGAAAAACAAATTAAACAAAAGACAGAAGCTCTAAATAAACTAAAAGGAGAAGCATGAGACATAAACACAAAGGTAAACCATCGATGCCTATTACAGCGCCGGGTATTCATTTTATCACTGAAACCGGAAGAGTGATTCGTTATCCAAGTCTTGCTACAGATAGTCACACTTATCATGCAACGAAGGGTTGGCGTAAGAATAGACGGGATACACGAGCGGGTTCTGAAGTAATCGGTGCTCTTATGGCACGAGCATTTAATTAATCAAACAACATTGAGAGGAAGGTATGTTTAAACAGAAAGGTGCAGTATCAATTGGGGCAATTATCGGAGTAGTTATTGGTCTGGTAATTACATACAGCGCATTCTCATGTTTCGAGAATGTAGACGCTAATGAAATTCTGGTTACTCAGAATGTATTTAGTGGTGAACGTGAAGTTTACACGCAACCCGGTATGCGTTTTGTTGGATTTAACAAAGTCACGTCATATCAGAAACGAGCTGAATATGTATTCGATGTTATTGACGGTACTGATTACGGCAAGAAGCTACAGTTTAATGACGGTGGTCATGGGATTCTCTATGGCAAAGTCCAATGGGAAATGCCTCTTGATAAAGAGTCAATCCTAAAGCTGGATACTGCATATCATTCACAGAATGCAATTGCACAGAAAGTGGTTGGCCAAACTCTCGATAGCTCGATCTATCTCTCTGGTCCTCTAATGAGTTCTACAGAGTCTGCTGCTGAGCGTCGTGGTGAGCTTGTACAGATCATTGATGATCAAGCTGCAAAAGGTATCTATGCAACTCGTGTTGTGGAGAAGACCGTTGTTGATGCCCTGACAAATGCATCGAAGACTGCCACTGTAACGGAAATCATCCGTGATGCTGCTGGTCTTCCGAAGCGTCAACAAGGTTCGATGATTGAGCAGTATGGTGTCCACCTTCTTCCAATGAATGTTCGTGCTCTTGATTACGAGGAACGAGTTCAGAAGCAGATTCAGACACGACAAGATGCAATCACCAGTGTACAGACAGCAATTGCTCAAGCTAAACGTGCTGAACAAGATGCAATTACATCTGCCAAGCAAGGTGAAGCAGATGCTGCTAAAGCAAAATGGGTACAAGAAACCATTAACGCTAAAGAGATTGCATTGCAAGAGAAGGATTTGAAAGTCTCTGAGCTGAAAGCTAAACAGGCTGAACAGTATAAGCGTGAGCAGACTTTGATCGGTGAAGGTAATGCTGCAAAGATGGCTGCTGAGATGCAAGCTAACGGCGCTCTTGATCAGAAGTTGCAAGCTTATGTAGAAGTGAATCGTTTGTGGTCATCTGCATTCGCTAACTTCAAAGGTTCATTGGTTCCGGCCTACGTCGCTGGTGGTAGTGGCGGTAATGGTGTTAATCAAGTACAAGATTTTATGCAACTTCAGACAATGAAAGCTGCAAAAGATTTGGGTGTTGATGTTGGTGTTCGAAAGTAAGTAGTTGGTTGTGGTGCTTTACGCCTCCTAAATGGGGGCGTTTTTATTGAAGGATAATAAATGAAATTTGTTAAGGTTAAATCAGAAAAAGAATTAAAACTGAATGGGATCACTATCGATTGCAACATCGTAGATAATGAATTCACACATATAACTTTCACTGATAACGAAGGAGATTGCGTAAGTATCTCTATTGCTAGTTACAGCATGAAAGTTTGCAAGAAAGCTCCTCCAGAGATGGTCAAGAAATGGCGCATTAATTCGGATATTTCTTATCTTAAAGTGGATGAGTTGTTCGATGAAAAAGATGAAGCATTAGATAAGATTCAGGAAATCACTTCTGCGCTTGGTTATGCATCTGAAGCTGTCCTCACTGTAGAGCAGGTTGAAGTAGAAGTGTGAATCCAAAAATAGAAATACGTAGTGGTAAGTTTTATCTTACCGAAGAATATAAATACATATTCGATGATGGCAAATATGTAGTGGTTCCAGAAGGGTACGAGACGAACTTTGCAAGCATCCCTTGGTATTTCCGTTGGCTGATTAATCCAATTGATCCAGAGATCGTTGTAGCGGCTTTGGTACATGATTGGTTGGTTCAAGAATGGGGTGATACGGACAAGAATATACCCTCCTCAATTTTTACCGATAATGAATACGGTGGAGTATATGACATCGTTGACTGGAATCAGGCTGCGGCTGTGCTTCGTGAAATCATGTCGGAATGTAGCGCCCCATTGTGGAAGCGACAATGTGTTTATTTGGCTGTAAGAATACATGGAATTCTTAAAGGGAAGAAATGAAACACTGGACTGAGTACGAATACAACGACAAGGAGTGGGGTGACACGATTACTTTCACTCTTGAGTCTTACAATGAATTGATGAATTTTATTATTCAAGAAGCAAACTTACAATTCACCGTATCCCCTGAACAAATCGTTTTGGAAGGTGAAGGAAAGAATGCAAAACGTAAACTCACTGGTAGATATTTCTACAGTACTCCGAAAGGGGATAAATACTTTCAGCAAATGGTGGCATAATGAAAATTGATATTCGTGGAGATAGTACTGCTATCGTCAGAATCGTATTTGCTGAAAAAGACGATCCTCAAGGGATGTGTCTTGGTTATGTATTGTCTAAGAATGAACCAGGATTCTCCATAAAGGATAGATATGAGGACATATATATCTATGATCTCGAACATGCTGAGAATTTAAAGACAGCTATCGATAAAGCAATCGAACTGGGTTGGGTTAAATGAGGGGGCTGGTTGGCAGAGGTAGATCATAAAGAAGGCTGTCCCCGCTGCATTAAAAATGGAAGAGATAACAGTAGAGATAATCTAATTGTCTACAAAGATGATGGAGGAGCTTTCTGTTTTTCTTGTGGGTATACAGTAAAAAGCAAATCAATTGAAGATGAAAAAGAGGAGGACTTATTCCTAGAGTCTATGGCAGTTTTTACAGATGAAGATTTACAGAAGTTAAAAGATAATACAACAACGGACGGCTCTGATTACCGATGTATACGTGATGACATTTACGCATACTTCAGAGTTAGACACGAATACGACACAGAATCTCTTGACCTTGTTAAGCAGTTTTATCCGAACACGAAAGGCGGCGAGCTGTGTGGGTACAAAGTAAGAGCACTCCCTAAAGAGTTTTATTCGTTAGGTACAAATAGTTCTACCACTGACTTGTTCGGTCAGTTTCGGTTTCTCAAAACAACATCTAATTGGTGCTTAATCGTCGGTGGTGAGATTGATCAACTCAGCGCATATCAAATGCTGGTTGACTATCAAGCATCGAGAGGCAGTGACTTTGCTCCAATTGCCGTGGTGAGTCCGACTGTTGGTGAAACCAGTGCAGCTAAGCAGTTGCAACACCATTATGAATGGTTCAGCCGATTTGAGAAGATTATTCTCTGTTTTGATAACGATGCCCCAGGTAGGGATGCAACGGAAAAAGCAGTGAAGGTTTTACCTAAAGGTAAAGTATTCATTCTTGAGATGGAAAGAAAAGACCCGAATGAATATCTAGAGTCCGGTAGAGAAAAAGAATTTATCAATGCATTTTTCAAAGCTCGGCAATATGCTCCAGCGGGGATATTAGGCTCAGATCGGCTACGAGATCGAATCATTGAACACGTAAGAACACCGAAGATTCCACTTCCGCCATTCCTGAAAAAGCTTATGGAGATGACAGCAGGAGGAATACCTCTTGGTGTAATCGTGAATATAGGCGCAGCGTCTGGTGTAGGTAAAACATCCATTGTTAATGAGATGACTTATTACTGGATTTTTAATAGTCCACACCGTATCGGGGTTGTTTCGTTAGAGTTGGATGCAGGCCAGTATGGTGAAGCGATGTTATCTCGTCATGTTGGTGTCAAAATTCCTTTAATTTCTGATCCAGAAAAGAAACTCGCGTTCCTGGAGCGAGAGGATATTTTTCAGAAGTCGATTGAATTCTTTGAGCATGAAGATGGTAGCCCGCGTTGGCACGTAGTCGATGACAGAGATGGTAGTCTCACAACGATAAAAGCAGTCATCGAGAATTTAGTAGTTGCTTGTGATTGTCGTGTAATTATTATCGACCCGCTCCAAGATTTGTTGGATGGCTTGAGCAATGAAGAACAGTCGTTATTTATGAAGTGGCAAAAGTCCGTAGTTAAGAGTCACGGAATAACTTTCATCAATATCAACCACGTTCGTAAATCAGGCGTTGGTGGGCAGCAGAACTCTCAAGGTGCTTTTATCACTGAAGAAGATTTCGCGGGGAGTTCTACGATCTTTAAATCAGCAGCAGGTAATTTTCTCTTTATGAGGAATAAGTATGCTGAAGATGAATTCGAAAGAAATACAGTAAAGTGTGTAGCAAGTAAAATTCGATGGACAGGTAATACAGGTCCAGCGGGTGAGGCTTATTACGACAATCAGACCCATACCCTGTGGGAGAAAGAAGAGTACATGCGAGAGCACGGTATCGTGCTAGATGATAATGAGAGTAGTAATTGATATCGAGGCAACGGGCCTCCTGAATAGTTCTTCAATTGATTATTCAACAATACCGTACAAACTGAAGTCCACTTTTAAAGTTCATTGTATCGTTGTAAAAGATATTGATACGGGAGAGTTTTATAAATTCTACGAAGAGACTCTAAAGGATTTTCCAGAGTTCTCTGAAAGATTCACTTTAATGATTCTCCACAATGGTATCAGTTATGACTTGAGAGTTCTCCAACTCTATTATGGGTTGGACTACAAAATCACAAGTACGGAAGATTGGTTCAACGCTAGAAAAATTACTATCGTTGATACGTTGGTGCTCAGTAAGTTGCTCAACCCTGATCGCGGTGGTCACAGCCTAAAGTGGTGGGGAAGTGAGTTAAAGTTCTCAAAAGGAAATATAACAACTGACGAGGACGGCGAAGATATTCCTGATGTTTGGGAAGAGTTTTCACTCCCTATGCTTGAATATTGCGAACGAGATGTCGAGCTTACTCATAAAGTCTATGATGCGTTAACGGTTGAGGCATTTGGTGCTGATTGGCGAGAAGCACACAGATTGGAGAAGTTTGTTGCTTACTATATTAATTTGTATTCACATTATGGGTTCAAATTTGATCGTGATTTAGCACTAGATAACCTTGATGAACTTGATGAGTGGATATCAAAAATTGAGGTGGACGTGGAAAAACGTTTACCAAAATGCAAAATGAATAAAGGAGAATCTGACGTATTTATTCCTCCCAAGATTCAGTTCAAGAAGAACAAGGAAATGTCAGCAAATATGCTGAAGTTCTTGGAGAAACATGACGGTAAAGTAATAGACAATAAGACTGTAGCTGTTTTCGGTAAGACATGGGAACTACCTATCCCACAAGAACCGATGGTCACAGAAAAACAAATGACCTTAAAAGACCAAATACAACTGAAGCAGTGGTTGTGTAGCCTAGGTTGGGTGGCATCGGTTTGGAAGGATAGAGATTTAACATGCAAGAGTGGTACTAAGCAAAAAGTTGATAGGGATAAATTTCTTGAGGCTTATCAGAAATGGAGAGACAAGATTGTTGATACTCCATATGAATCACTGATTCTTGATGAGCTTGAAGTTGGAAGTATTGCGGAGCTTGACCATAAGATTTCCACGCATGAGATTAGAAGACCGTTCAAGGTTCCAACAAATCCCAGTTATGTAAAAAATCAGGAAAAGGATATTTGTGACAACCTACTAGCTCTAGGTGAAAAAGTTGATTTTGTTTCTGATATCGTCAAGTACCTTACCTATAAACATAGGCGAAGTAGCATCAGTGGAAGTGATGAGGAAAAAGGTTGGCTAAATAATACTAGGCTAGATGTTGATGGAAGAATACCGACTCCAGCGGATACTGTTGGAACGAATACATACCGCTTTCGACATATTGATGTTTGTAATATCCCAAGGGTTTCATCTCTTTACGGAGAGAATATTCGTGGGATGTTTTGTGTAGATAGTCATCAATACCAAATTGGTTACGATGGTAGTGGTTTGGAAGCTCGTGTGCAGGGGCACTTTATTTTTAATAAACAAGGTGGACCAGAGTTCGCGAAATTACTTCTGCAAAATAAGCCTAATGATATTCACACTGTTACGGCAAGAAATCTAAATATTCCTAGAGATATTGCAAAAAATATTCGCTATGCGTTGACATTAACAGCGCATATAAAATTGTGTGAACTCAGTGGAACTCTAATCACGTAATGGTGAAGACAATACTGAGCCAAGCTAAGTAGTCAATTGCACAGAAATAGGTGTGCAAGATGTATCAAAGTGGTAACAAACAACAAGAGGAAATGACAGCAATACCTTCTAAGTATCCACAAGGATTCTTTAAAGATAAACCCTGTCGATTATGTGGGACTGTATTTAGTCCATTAGCTCCGTCACATTTATACTGTAAGCAGGAATGTGCTGATGAAGCTTTTACAAGGAATCACCTCAGGAAGACTTATAATTTATCTCTTGAGCAGTTCCATTACATTTATGAAAAGCAAAATGGGCTTTGTGCAATATGTAAGAAGGAGGGCTTCCAATTAAGTACACACCAGAAGTTTAAGATCGTGGTTGACCATTGTCATACAACTGGCGTTGTTCGTGGAATGCTTTGCCATAACTGCAATAGAGCACTTGGTCTGTTTCAAGATAATGTTGAAAGTTTAAAAACCGCAATTGATTATTTAGAAGGTGCAACGACTATCCCCATCGGGGAGTACATTCCAAGCAATCGGGAATGGAAGCGCACAACACGTAATCGAAAGAAGCGTGATGATATAGTCTGCTCTGCATAGAAATATGCAGCAGCTTGAATAAAGCGGAGAGGGGCGTAGCGACACCTCTTGAACACAAAGGTAATGTATGGAGCAACGTGGGGAAAAATCAAGAAGATGCTTGGTATCAGTGAAACTGCTGCGCAAAAACTTTTTGATGATTTTTGGAATGATTCCTTACCACTAAAGCAGTTGAAGGAGGAGTACGAGAGATTCTGGCAGGACAAGAATAGAGGTAAAAAGAAATTCATTTATGGAATTGATGGAAGGCGACTTACAACGCGATCAAAACATAGCTTAATCAACACTCTGTTCCAAAGCACAGGGGTCATCGTGATGAAGAGAGCCATGATGTTTCATATTGAATGGTTGGAAGTAGAGGGCCTTATTGGTAATCCTTTCAATGAGGACATCAATAACAAACCTTGTGCTTTACAAATGATCCATTACCACGATGAAGCTCAATGGGCAGTTCATAGGAGCCTTGTTGAATTTAAGAAGTTTTCTTCTGAAAAAGAAGCAGAAGAGTTTGATGATGGAAGAATATGGTCTTCGCCAAGTGAATTCAAAGGTTCATGGTGGAGAATGTATTCAAGAGTAGGTGAACTAGCCACGCTTGCAGTTAGGAAGGCGGGAGAGTTTTATAAATTAAATGTAGCACTGGATAGCGAATATGTTATTGGCTTGAATTGGGCTATGTGTCACTAAGGAAAAACAATGAGAGAAACAAAACTAGAGCAGGAAACATTCTATCTCGTCCATGAAGGGAGAACACCTGTTGCAATTGAAGCTACACGCAGTGCTGCGCGTTCTGCAAAGAAAACATTGCAAGAACAGTCCTCAAGTCCGTTGAAGATCATGCAATGCACTGTTTATTCGAAAGAGGTTAGATAAATGGCAAAAGCTAAAAAGAAAGTTGATTTTTGTGATCAATATAAAGTAGGTGATAAGGTCGCAATAGAGGTAGTGATTGCAAGAGTTGATGAGGATGATGCTAATACTACCTACGCAATTGGTAGTGGTGATGATGATTATGATTATGCATGGATTCGGAATGAACTTTTCGAACAGATAATCGAAAACGCAAACCCATCCCTAAAGGCAGAGCGAATTAAAAATCAAATTAAAGAACTCCAGCAAGTGCTGGAAGCAATAGGAGTATAAGTAAGTAGTATGGCATTTAAACCAAAATCAAATGGAAATGGTGGTAATTATTCAGGTGTTGCACGTAATTTCCCAGTACCAAAAGCAGGCAACCGCCCTGCAAGAGTAAGTCTGATTGTTGATCTCGGTATTCAAACTCGTGAGGATTTTGAAGACCCTGTTACTAAACAAACTAAACCACAGAAACCAGCACATCAAATTGCGATCTTTGCGGATTTGACAAGTGATGTTGTGGACTATGGTGGAGATATTGGTAAACAACCTTACCGCCTAATGTTGAATCGATCTTTCAAAGGCGTATTGGAAGGTACTAATTTTAATGCAGTACAACCTCGTGATGCAGAGGGTAACGCTATCACAGGTAAGAAGTGGACCTATCATCCACAGAGTCTTCTGACGAAATTAGCAAAAGCAACTGGTATCGATGCAATCCTAAATCCGAAAACGGATGATGATCTGGATATTGAGCAATTACTTGGTAAAGCTTTAATGATCGGCGTTGATGTTAATGAAAAAGATTCCGGTAAGAAAGATGATGCCGGTAAGCCGATCGTTTATCGCAATGTAAATGCAACCGGTTATTCGTCTGTACCGTTCTTTGAAGATGTTGATGGTAATGAAGTTCAAGCGACAGTGAAGCCTTTAGCTATTGAGCCGTTGGTGATTACTTTCGATAACGTCACTGCGGAGACTGTTAAGTTTATTCGAGCTGATGTACGCCGTAAGATTCAATTAGCTACGAATTATGAAGGTAGTCAGATGCAGAAAGTATTGGCTCAAGTTGCTGGTAATCAAGCAAGCAATGAGAAGCAAGAAGGTGCTGATGCTGGTGGTCAACAAGACCCTGCAAAAGAACCAGAAGCTCCAGCGAAGCCGGCACCGAAGCGTCAACGTAGTAAACCTGCTGAGCAAGAGTCAGTAGGTAACTCTGAAGACAATGAACTTCCTTTCTAAATGTTTATGAGGGTGAAAGCCCTCTTTATGAGTGAAGAGTTTGTGAAAGTATTTGGTAGTTTGTTGGTAATAATTGGAATATTACTGTTCAGTGTTTCATTCTCAGGCATTTACATTTCATTGATGGCATCACTTGGTGTTATTACGTGGGTAAAACTGCTTTGTGGAGCGATCATAGCACTTGTTGTAGGTGGTTTGATTTCTGAATGGTAACGGCAGTAATTGATGCCGATCTTATCTTATACAAAGCGGCAAGCGCCGGAGAACAACGGGTAATTGAAGTTACACATAAAGCTTCAGGAAGAAAACAAGAATTCGCAAACAGGACTGCATTTAAACAGTTCCTCACTGAGAAGCCTAAGTTTACGCTTGAAGATTTCGAGATCGTAGATATTCAACGTCCACCATCGGTAGACGTGTGCTATTCAAATGCAAAATCAATGATCGAAAGTATGTGCGAAGTTGTTGGCGCTACAAAGTATGAGCTTTACGTTGGCAAAGGAGATTCATTTAGAAAGAGTTTTGATCTGCCAACACAATATAAAAACGGGCGCAATAAAATGCTGAAGCCTGTCCACTTGAATGACGTGAAACAATATCTCATACACAGTTACGGAGCTAAACAAGTCGAAGTCATTGAGGCTGACGATATGCTTAGTATTCGTGCCTACGAGGGATATTTGGAATTCAGAGAATCGGGTAAGGATGAGGATAAAGTTGTACAGATAACATCAGACAAAGATGCTAAGCAATGTCAGGGGTGGTTATACAACCATGATACGTCAACGCAAGCTATTTGGATTGAAGGTTACGGCAGTTTATGGCGCGAAGAAAAAGGAAAAGTAAATGGGAATGGCCGAGCTTGGCTCTATTTTCAGTCTTTGGCTGGTGATCCAGTGGATACCTACAAGCCTTCTGAATTGTCAGGTACAAAGTTTGGAGATGTATCTGCGTTCGAAGCTCTCAAAGATTGCAAAGATGATCGCGATGCGCTGAAGGTTCTAGCAACACAATATAAAACTTGGTATCCAGAACCTGTCACCTACATGACATGGGATGGGAGAGAGGTCACTAAAGATTACATTGAGTTAGTTGATATGTATTTCAATACAGCCCGCATGTGGCGATGGATGGATGATAAGGTGAATCTCAAAGATGTGTTTAAAACACATGGGATTATTTCTATGAGAGATGCAGGGAAGAAATGATGAGGATTACTGTTTTATATGTGATACCACAACAGACCTTCTTTGATGATGCTGTCCAGCTACTTCGTAAAAGAGAGGGCACAGTTAAAGTCAGTAAAATGTATAACGAAGTTATCTCTGATATGTATAGATATAAAGTCGTTGCTATTCGCACAATGGCTGATGCACATAACATCGCGGGATTAGAATTACAGGGCGTTATGTTCCATGAGATGTGCCTGCTAGGTGGAAATATACTTAATTACATCATGAGTAGGATTCGGTATCCAAACAAACTGAAATTGAATGGTGATGCATGACCACATTACCTTGGGAAATTCCCGGTGTACCGTGGAAAACTGAATCAGCATTTTGGGGATGGGTGAGAGGAGTTTTGCGAAAAGGGTGGTCAGTTCATCCTGTAAAGATTGAGTTTATTAAACAAAACAGAAAGCGAATTGTAAATCCAAAGAAAGGTCATCGTAACAAAGAAGAAATATGGGGAATGACCTGCGCGATATGCAATGTTGATCATCCCCAAGCAGATATTGAAATAGATCATAAAAACGCGGCTTCTTCTTTGCGTTGCTTAGAGGATTTACAAGGTTTCTGTCAGCGATTGTTCTTCGTATGCTTCAGCGACCTACAACCCGTCTGTAAGCCCTGCCACAAGATTATCTCGTATTCGCAGAAGCAAGGTATGTCTTTTGAAGAGGCTGCTTTAGAGAAGCGTGTAATTGAGTTATGTAAGCTTCCAGCTCAAGGTCAATATGATTGGCTGTGTGAACATGCTCCGGGCCATCTTGGTTTTCCATCAAAAATGAATGCTAAGCAGAGAAGAGAAGCAATTAAGAAAACATTGAAAGAGAGTAAAATTGAGTAAGAGAATATTGATTATACCGGATACACAATGTAAACCGGGAGTTGACCTAAGTCATCTTGAGTATGCAGGCAAGTACATAGTCGATAAACGGCCTGATGTGATTGTTCACCTTGGTGATCATTGGGATTTTGAAAGCTTGAGTTCTTACGATAAAGGTAAGCTCAGTGCTGAAGGTAGAAGATATGCTGCTGACCTCGATGCTGGTGAGCGTGGTATGTCAATGCTGTTATCACCACTATGGGAATTGCAGACGAAGCAAATTCTTGATCGAAAGAAAGTTTATCGACCACGATTAGTTTTCTGCAAAGGCAACCATGAAGATCGTGCAGATCGTGTTGCAAAAATGAATCCAGAATTTGCAGGGTTTATTAGCAGCGATAATCTAGGGCTTGAGAAGTTAGGTTGGGAAGTTTATGACTTTCTAAAGCCTGTGGAAATTGAAGGTATCTTCTTTGTCCACTTCTTAGCAAATCCAATGTCAAATAAACCTTATGCTGGTTCTGCATTAAATGTATTGAAGACAGTTGGTAGAAGCTTTGTTGTCGGCCATCGTCAAGTGCTTGACCTCGCAATCAGACCAACAATTGATGGTAAACATCAAATCGGTATCGTTGCAGGTGCTTTCTATCAACACGATGAATCGTACAAAGGACCAACAGGTAATAACCACTGGCGCGGGGTAGTAATGCTGAATGAAGTTCAAGATGGTTATGGTGATCCAATGCCCGTATCTATCAGCTATCTCAAGAGGAAGTATGGCGGATGATCATTAAATCTGGAGTAGTGAAGATTGATGGTGAGGGGATTATGATTAGAGATTTTCATTTTGATAATGAAGAGACATTCTATACCGGTCAGATCGAAGCATTACGATGGGCAAAAATTAGAATCGAAGAAGCATTAGCTAGGGCTATTTTGGAATATGACTGAGCGTGGAATAATTGCCGTCGATGTAGATGTAACACTTGTTGATACCTCGGTTGAGTATTGGAAATATTTGGAGCTGGATACTAAGAAAGGACTCAGGTATGACGAGGTGAAAGGTCGGTATGACTTTCGCCCGTTCTATTACCGAGAGCTTATGGATCGAGGTTTAGATGGTTTTGAATTTTGGAGACAACGAGACATCTACGATCATCTATCTCCAAGACCACACTCAATTCAAGTACTCGATGAATTATCGGACGACTGGGATATTGTATTTGCTTCACAGTTGAAAGGGGATCACCACAAAAGTAAGGTGAAGTTTCTGAAGAGCTATTTCCCATTCATGTCTGGATTTATCGGCACAAAAG